ATAGTTTTTGGGTATTTGACACATAGAGTAGTTTACCAGAGTATTTATTGACAACGGGTTTGCTAATAACCTCAGCCACCGTGTAGAGCCTAGACCCATCAGTCGCTGCGACCAAGGTTCCGGATGGAGAAAGTGCTCGTTTACTTAGTATCTGGAGGTAGATATAACCATCAGCCACACTAGCAACACGATACTTTACTTTGGTGGAGTCTTGAATCAACACTTCATCAAGAACCGGAGTTGTTGTTCCAGTAAGCTGAACCTTATACGCGATGATACTAGAGTTTTCGGTAAAGATTTTATCTGATACCGGAGTCGTCAAGTTTTTAAATATCCCGTACTGGCGATAGTCTTGAACTAAATCCTCATTACCAATACCCTGTCTAAACTCGGTGTTGATGACTAACTGAGTCGCCATGAGTTCAGCTATTGCATCAGACCCATGCCCTCCGATGGGCGAAATAATAGCGTAAGTCTTAGCATCTGTTACCGTACCAACAACGCCTCGGTTAGGGTCGTTAAAGGTAATATCTAGGTAAGAATACCCTGAGCCGTATGAAATAATATCTACTCGGTAAATTGCACCATTAACAATAACAGGAACTGCGCTAAACCCTGTTCCGTCACCCGAAACCGTCATCTGGGTCGTGTTGGTGTAGTTTGTACCACCGACTGTAACTTTGACGTTATAGACTGCGCCTTTGACTGCGGTTTGTTCCACAATGGATTGGTCTGACGTATAGTCATTGGTTTTGAGCGCAGGCGACACTTTTGCATCAACCCCAGCCCCGACCACAGTCAACCTCATAGAGGTATAACCAACTCCGGGTGAATCAATAACAACAGACACAACTTTACCACCAATAACAACAGGGCTAAAACTAGCACCCGTACCGTCACCGCTTACTGTGATAGAAGTCTCGGTGTTTTTAGGATACGCCGTACCAGGGTCTTTAACGTAAACATACGCAATACCGCCATTGGCCTCGGCGCACTCCACCACAGCCGTTGCGTTGCCGTAGATGCCGTTTCCAGTTCCACTAGAAGTGACTGTAATTGTGGGTGCAACAGTATAACCAACACCCGCGTTTACAATCGTAACGTCAGTGATGCTGCCGGTTTGAGAGATTGATGGAATTAGAACCGCCCCGCCGACTGACAACGAAACTGCTTCACCCGTAGAATACCCCGCTCCACCATCGGTAATTGTAAACCCCGTAAGAACCCCTGCAGCAAACACTGGAGTCAGCACCGCACCCACACCCGACGTAGGGGCAAATACTATGGTTGCACCTTTAGTATATCCAGAGCCCCCGATGATATCGGTAAACCCTGTAATCTGCCCATAAGTACCCACGACAATTTTAGCCGACGCACCTGAACCCGTAGTAGTTCCAGAAACGACTAATTGTGTTGCAAGCGTAGATGAATAGCCTGACCCGCCATCAATAACATTTACATAATCAACGGAGCCATTATTATAAAATCTATTAGAATTAGAGTTCTGAACTGGCATATACCCAGCATCTACAAATTTTGTATATTTGTAAGACGGGATTGAGTACATATATTTCCAAAGATATCCGTCAATGGTTCTTAAAACGTCGTAAGGTTTACCATAAGGCTCTTGGGTAGAGGGTGCGCCGCCGTTATTGGATAGGCATTTATAGACGTTATTTGAACTTGACAGAACGTAAAACTGCATCCCCTCCATGGGCTTTGTATTATCATATTCGGTAAATACCTGACCCGACTGCCAGTCGTAGCGAACAGTGGCTAGTGAAACGTCTGATGCTAAAATCTTTTTAATTAAAAGAGCGTTTTCTCTAACGCCGTTATTATATTCTTCGGTCTCAGCGCCGCGAGTAAAATCTGTACTTCCGTCTTGATTTACAACCCACTCATTCACCTTACCCATAAAGCTATGGTATTGGGCGCGTTGTTGTTGAATATCATCTAGCAACGACTGCGCGAAGTCATTGCGATAAGCGTTGCGAATATCAGTTGTCATAAAATCTCGTATGCCCAATCAACAATAATAGTATCACCAGCGGCTTTTGTAAATGGCGGGAAAACAATCCTAGAAACAATACCAACGTCAACTGTCGCTGAGTTAAAAGTCCCAGCCTCTTGAATAACGCCCGTACCAACACCTGGCCCAAAGGACGCGGAGTAATTTATTATGTTCTGGTCATTTGTAACTGAGCTAATAGAAACTCGCGCAATTTCAGTATTCAACTTATAATCTGCAAATAGCGTGGGTGTACCGCCCGTACCAATAGCAATCCAGTTCATAACAGGGGTGGTAGAAGCGAAACTCATCCTAGACGCGATATAGTTTCTACCCGAAGAGGTTATGATATTTGGTGCAGTAAATTTATTAACAACAACACCAAACTCATTTATGAGCGTAAATGTTGGGGTTCCTTTGACGTGTATTTTTTCAGTAATCATATTGTTATTTAATGCGTTATATTCTCAATTACAGATGTAGATTCATCATAGTTACCCGTAATGTCTAGGTCTGACGTTTTACTCAAGTTTGCAAATTGTTTTAGACCTGCTGGGTGTACGATTTTCATCAAATTACTATACTCAGTAACATCTTTGCTCGTCTTGATGAGGTAAGAGTAAGACTGGTAGAAGTAGTTATCCTGGAGTTTGATGAATTGGTTGGAGAGTTGAGAATTATCGTTCTCAAAGTAACCCCGAGTCGTGACAATATTTTCTTGTCTAAACACCAGCGTAGTTCTAGACTCTTCCCATTCGGTAATTGAAAGGTCAGTGTCTACGGGAGTTGGGTTGTAGTCTTGCGTAAACGCCGAGTTCACAACACTTAGCGCAACGTAGGAAACATCAACATAGTCTTCAGAAAAATATCCACTAACGCCACTCGTATATCCAAAAATATGTTCCGAAATCTGTTTAACCGGTTCATTAACCACGAGCGTATGGGTGTATGTAACGGGTGAAACCGAGGTCATCACACTTTCAACATATATGTCACCCGTTGCGGGTTTAATGGGGTACGGGGATATGGTTACGATTTGGTCAACCGAGTGGTTAAACCCGTAGTCTATAACCTCAGTATCCACCATCTCACCCAACGGGCCAATCTCCGTAACCCGAACCAACGTATTAGTATATGAGCCAGGGATGGTAAATGTTTGACCCTTTTGCCAACCCTTACCCGGAGACACAATTTCTAAGTAAGAAGGCGAGGGTACAATATCACCCGCATAAACAATGCTTCCGGTATCAGAGAAGTTAAAGATGCGTTGATTTTGATTAAAGAAAATGTTGAAATAGGATTGAAAAAATATCCTAACATACCCACCCGGAATCTCGTTAAACCGCGTTGCTTCAAACGTAAAGTTTCCAAGGTCGTTAGAAATAGATAGTTGAAACTGACCCTGCGGCAACGCGCCAACAATGGTTCTGAGCGTAATGTATTTCTCACGCACCCACACACCATCAGACGCCTTTAACCGTTGCTCACCCGGATAAGTGATGGTTACTTCGTCATTAAAAATTGTTCTGAAAAGCAGTTTAATTGCCTTTTCAGTACCCTTGGCTTCGTAGATTTTATTAAGTATCTTAACAAGATTCCTACGGTCAAGCGCAACGCTTCTGGGTAAATCTGCGCCGTAGGTCTCATAAAACTTATCTATTGTCTCAGCTGACGTAGTGTCAATATCAGACTCTACATCGGCATTTAGTATTTGGTAGCCGGCCGAGCTTTTCTGGTCTGCGTACGCATAATACAGCTCTACAAAGGCTTTGAAAAGCGGAGACTCACCCCTAAGATACTCAGGGATGTTCTTACTAACTATGGGTGCTAGGGTATCAATCACTTGGAGTAAATTTCTGTAGTGACAACGTTATTCTCGAGCCTACCAATCGCAATATCAGCGACTATGGTATCGATGGCTAAAATCTGGTTCCTATTTGTAATAATATCTGGCGAAACAGTCTCGAACGAAATTAAAACAAACCGCGTTCCTGTCAAGTAAGACGCTATGGAGAACGTCAGGTCAAACTTCCCTGTTACTAAGTTTACTGTTCCAATTTCTTTAATCAACTCACCCGTCTTCGTATATAGACCCAACGTATCTATAACCTCAATACCGCCCGATACGGTTTTAACAGATACGCTTTTACCCGGTACTTCGTTGATAGATACAGTTGTATATTCGCCATCATGGAGGATATTGAAAAGGGTTGAAGATATTGAACTCGGTACGATTGCATTATTTGTGTACTTAGAGAAAGTAGTTTCTTTACCAAATATTGGAGATACTTTGAACCCTAGTTTTTTAATAATATCCGCGGACACAATACCGCTGTCGGCTTTAACAATATTTGTCAACAGAGTTGATTCTAGATAATCTGCGTTGAACTTAGAAATAGAGTTAATATAGTTCGCGACCTCACTCTTTACGGCATACTCCATTGTAGATTGTGAGCTAGTAGACTTTGAAATATTAAATTTCACTCTAGTATTGAATGATAAGAACGTATATTCGGGGTCTACAAACTCAGGAATAATAGACATCACCGAACGTTTACGGAGAATTGGTGCAATCACGTCTTTCTTAACTGAAGTAGAAATAGTATATCCGCTAACGGGTTGTAGTGAAATGAATACTTTTCCGTAGACAGGGGGAATATTATCCTCACCGCCCCAAACTGAGCTAGACTTGATGAAGTTAAAGTTCTCATACAGCGCGAGTTCGTAATCCGAAACGGAAACAGTTCGTTCTTTGGCCGAGTTAGACTTGATTGCGTTGGTTTTGATAGAGTCCAGAGTTTCACGAACTGCACCCCCAAACGCCACTTGACTCGTTGCTAGCGTCACATAGCTACCGTTGCCGATTGTTCCGTTGAACCCAAATAGTGAACAACCGTTGGGCGCGTCAAACGAGGTTGATATAAAATAATCTATATCAATAATATCGGCGTTAGCGGGTTGTTTACCAATTACGTTACCGCCAAAGTAAATTTGATAATAACCTTCAAACGATTCTTGAATAAAATAAACATTAGCCGAACCCACCAAGTCGTAAACATTTTCGGCGAGTCTGTACTCAGTTCTAGAACTAATATCGTTGGGGTTTCTGACGTAAACTTTTAAAGTAGTTGTATCGACGTTTTTATTGGGTATCGTAAACATCGAGCGCACGTTTGAGGAAGTGTTTACGGTAAACGTATTTTCAATCCTAATACCTTCTACGAGCCTTACAGAGTTGAATGTTTGGTCTGACCCACTCTGAACTGAGGTCACAGTTTCTACAGCAGCAAACTCGTACGCGCCGTTCTCATTGGATGTTGAGAAAACAGTTCCCCTAGGAATAGTAACAGTTCCCGTAGCACCCACGGATACGATGTTTACGTAGGCAGAGGAGCAAGAAACAGACTTGGGCGTATAACCCAACTCCTTGGCCTTTGATACAACGGAGGCTCGTTTTTGCGCGGTGTCTAGGAATCGTTCAGAATGTCCTGCCGAGGCCAAGAAAGCCATACTATGAGTATTATACGCGAGGATGTTAATCAGCGTACTGAGCGACGAACCTTCAAAGTTATAATCAGTGAACGTAGGGTCAGTTTTCATAAAGGCAATAATATTTGCCTTTATACTGTCGAAGTCTAATTCTGTGGATGGTGTAATGTTCATAATAGCTCTGTTTTACTCTTTAGACTATTTAACGTGCGCGAGCTACGAGAACATTGATAGTAACAGGTGAAGATACATTAACAATACTACCAACTATCTTACAATCAATACTATTATTATCGGGAAACGTAACCACAACCTCAGTAACATCTAGTCGAGGTTCAAATACGGCAAGATACTTTTTAACCTCCGACTCAATAACAATCTTCGTTATGCTAGTGGTGTTTTCAAAGAAGTAGTCGTAGATCGGGGATTTCATCTCGGGGTGAAACGGTACATCACCCCTCCGAAGCCTCAACAAGTGGAGAACAGATTGTTTTACTGCGTTTACGTTTTTCTTTAGTAAAATGTTATTTGATGCTGGGTGTTTTGCAAAGGACATATCAACATCGATAAACTCCCTTGAAGTAACTAATAATGTTGTACTCATGTGATGGCCTTTAACTCTCCGAAATTAGATACGCGAGCGTGATTGTTCATTGTAAAAACTTGACCCCTATTTCCGGTTCTAGAGTGTGAAATGTGTATCCACGTAACGGGCGCACCGTTTACTCTTCTATCCGTCGCGTATTCAAGTATTAGTTGATCGAATACGATATTCTCAGAAATATATTTTGCAATCTCCAAGTATTCCGAAGACTTCTTGGTCGTAAACTGCAAATCCACCGCCATACCTAACGGGTGTTGTGAGGTTGCGCTGGAACTACTCGTGCTCCTGAGCCCAGACGTTATCACTGCGTCAGGATATTTAATCCTAATCTTCTCGAGAACGTTAGCAGCAACTGCCTTCAAATTACACGCAATCTCCGCGTCTTTAAGCCCTGATTGGTTTGTAATTTGTTGGCCCTTTGTGAGGTGTGATATTCTGTAGTTGGGCGTTAAGAACTGGCTAATATCAATATCACCGCTCCTGAACATATCACACGAAACGGGTTCGGGGATTGCGCCATTTTGCGAAGTCATAACCGCTTCACCCACAACACCCTCGATAGGGTTGATATCAGTAGCACCCGAGTCTTGAAGTTTTTTCCTATAAGCCGAAGCCTCTTCCTGCGATATTTCATCAGTTTCAAATGCCGATATTTCTTCAAAGTTCCTGGGCTCCAACGTAAGTTCTTGAAATACAGGAACCCCAGACGCACCCGATACTGTAGGTAAACCCCCAGCCGTAGATTCACCCGAGTTCCAATAAACATTAGCCCCGTCAACCGCGTAATCTCCACCCACGGTGTGAGATTCTTTACCGCCAACTTTTTGATTCCAGTCACCAGCAACTGACCAATTAGCCGAGCCACCCACGTTAGCGTTCAGGTCACCATTGACTTCTAGGTTACAAGTATTAGCGACGTTGATGTTAGCGTCACCCTCAACTGTAATGTTTACCGAACCCTTGATATGAACAAACCCATTGCGTTCCCAAATCTCGTACGTGTCTCCAACGATCTTCCTAACGCTAGTACCGTTCCTATCAACTTCGGTAAAAGTACCGGCAGCGTGGTATTGATGCAGTCTCTCGTTGTTTGGCGTATCATCCAC